CCCGCCAGCAGGTCGAAGCCTACGACCCCACGAAGGCCAGTGGAAAAGCGTTAGCGTCGCGCTGGGTAGAAATGTTCAACGCCACCCGCACCCGTTTCCAGAACGAGATCGCCGACATCCCGATCGCCAACAAGGCGTACCGGCTGCGCGCCCTCGACCGAATGATGACGAAGGCCGAGACAATGCGGAATATGGCGCTGGCAGCGTCATTGATGGAGCAGGCAGCTAAAGAGGTTGGTGATGCCTACACGAACAGGCAGAAGCTGGAGCATACAGGAAAGGATGGTGAGCCCATACAGCATAATCACACAGTAAGCGCGGAGGATCTGACTGATGAGCAGCTCGCCGCCATTATCGGTAGTAAGTAAGCAGGAAGCTGCGGCAGAGTTACTCAAACGTCGCGAGGCGCGGGCCAGTCTTCACAACTTCATTCAGTATATAAATCCGGAATACATCACCAGCGCGTTCTCGCAGACGGTTTGTGACGCTCTGGACCGGTTCCTGCTGGATATGATGAACGGCGTACGACCGATACTGATACTGGGCGCGCCGCCTCAGCACGGTAAATCGGATATCGTCTCGCGTTACCTGCCAGCTTATTTCTTCGGTAAGTACCCGGAAATGCGCGTGGGCGCGCTGTCGTACTCTGCTGATCTGGCCGGTGACATGAACGCCGATGTTCAGCGCATTATGTCCACGCCTGAATACCGCAACTTATTTCCGGGTTCATGGCTGGGCAATAAGCCCGCAGACGGTGTTGCTGTAAAGCGCAATACTGATGAATTCGGTATCGCTAATCATAAAGGGACGTATGTCTGCGCGGGTGTAGGCGGCCCGTTGACTGGTAAAAAAATCGATCTAGGTATCATCGATGACCCGATAAAAAACGCCAAAGAAGCACTCAGCCCGACGACAAAGAAGTCGATCTGGAACTGGTACGTTTCCACATTTAAAACGCGCCTGTCGAAGAACAGCGGCGAAATCATCATGGCGACCCGCTGGGCGACGGATGACCTTTCCGGGCGTGTAGTGGAAATCACGCCACGAGCTAAAGTGCTGGCGTTCCCTGCGATCAACGAGCAGGGCGAGGCGCTGGTGCCAGAACTGCACCCGAAAGAGAAACTGCTCGAAACCAAAGCCATCCTCGGGGATTACTTCTGGTCTGCAATGTACCAGCAGTCACCGAAACAGGCTGGTGGCTCAATCTTCAAAGATGAATGGATCCGGTATTACCTGCCAAAAGATTTACCTACCAGCTTCGATACCGTCATTCACAGCTGGGATATGACGTTTAAGGATAGTGAAGGCACTGACTTTGTGGTCGGCCAGGTATGGGGCAAGAAGGGGGCTAACGCCTACCTGCTTCACCAGGTGCGAGCCCGCATGAGTTTCACCGCAACGCTTAAAGCCGTTAAGCGCACGGCAGATGAATTCCCCAAAGGCCTTCGAAAGCTGGTGGAGGATAAGGCCAACGGCCCGGCGGTTATTGATTCACTGAAAAACACCGTGCACGGTCTGGTTGCGGTGGAACCGGACGGGAGCAAAGTAGCCCGGGCACATGCGATCACCGCTGTATGGGAAGCGGGTAACGTTTTCCTTCCTCATAAAGACATTGCCCCATGGATAACGGAGTTTGTCGAAGAAATTACCACTTTTCCTGTCGGTGCTAACGACGACCAGGTCGATGGCATGACGCAGGCACTTCGGGATCTGTATCAGAGAAAAACACTCAGCCCACTGGACATCATGTAATGACGAAAAAAAATATCGTTGGTCGTCTTAATGATGGCCTGGTCAGCTTAATGACTTCGCTCGGCGAGAAGATTGGCGCGGTGCGGTACAGCAGCAGTAAGCGCGACATACCGGATAGAGAACTACTCGCGATGTATAAACAATCATGGGTAGTGAAAAAGTACATCAACAAAACAGCGGATGACATGCTCAAGCTGCCCCGCAAGTTTTCGGGCGACGTTGACAGCTCAATAACTCAATGCATTGCTGATGCTGAGAAAGAGCTGAAACTGAATGCCGTCTTTCACAGCGCACTGGGGTGGGCATCCCTGCTGGGTGATTCGTTAATCGTGGCTATCACTGATTGTGCTGACGAGCAGATCGCCTCTCCCCTCAATTTGCAAAACGAAGATATCGTTAAGTTCCTGGTGTTTCGAAAGGGGGAGTACACGCCGGACAGCAACATCATTAGTGATATTCGCTCAGATAATTTTGGTGAGCCGCTGACCTATCAACTGGATGTTGGTTCAAAACAGCTTAAGTTTCATCATTCCCGTTGCTGCCGGACAAAGCTTGGCAAGCATAGCCTTAAGGATCGCGTGAAGTTCGGCACGTCAGACCTGCAGGCTCCTTATGAGCACATCAAAACCTTCGACACTGCAATCCTGAGCACCGGCGACACCATTCAGGAGGCTAACGTTGACGTGCTGTTTATACCGGGAATGAATGACCAGATTGCAGGCGGTCAGGAAAGCCAGGTACGCGAGTACGCCAGGGTGATGAAGGAAACAAAATCCTCTACCGGGTTGCTGCTTATTGATGCTGGCGACGGGCAGACGCAGGGGCGCTATGAGCAGAAGAACGCGCAGTTCACTGGCTTGTCGGACGTTATCAGCAAAATGGCGATTGTGCTGGCCGGGGCGCTGGACAGGCCAATAACGATCCTATTCGGTCAGGCGGCCAGCGGATTCAGTAGTGGCGAAGAGGACAACAAAGCTTACTACGAAACGATTAACGGGCTTCAGGAGTCCCGCCTGCGGCCAATGCAGGAGTTCACCGACAAGTTCATTCTGGACAAGCTGTCTGTGACTCAAGCCCTCGCGTATGAATATCCCACGATAGACAGCATAAACGAGACGGAAGAGGCGACGCGGTTCAGCCAGTACGCAACGGGATTCAATACGCTGGTGACGTCGGCAATCGTGACGGAAGAAGTCGCAATCAGAGAGATGATTAACCGCGGCGTGCTGAAGACGGTCACCGAAGAAGAAATTAAGGGGATCGTCAGCACTGGCGGTGATTCTGGTTCATGGGGTGGTTATGGAACTAAAACTGCTACTGGAGCGCCAGCAGGGGCGGCGTAAGCCTCGCCGCCGGAGGATGCGCCCCCCAACACCGAGTAAGCGCGCTGAAGTCTGGTACCGGGATCGGCTTACAGAGTTCATTGACGGAATGGTTCAGGCCTACATTGAAGAGCTGGACAAGCCAACCCTGACTGATGCACCTGATACCACTCCGTTGTCTGTTACGGCGCGACTTGCCGCTGTCATGCAGCGCCTGGCGAGCATTTCCATCAAGGAAGTCGCCGCCAGGCTCTCTGCCGGGTTCGTCGCGCGTGCGAACTTTCAGAACAAAGAACAGACGCAGCGCACTTTCTTCCAGGCTTTTGGAATTGACCTTACCGGCTTGCTCGGCGATGGCGCGATAAAGCCGGAAATGGAAAAGGCGGTAAGTGACAACGTTGATCTGATCACCTCCATCCATACCGATTTTATCCACGATATCGGCGAAGCGGTTTTCGCCAATATGAAGGACGGCGGCCGTCATGAAAACCTGATCGACATTATCAAAGAGCGCGGAGGAGTTACCCGAAGCCGCGCGAAATTCATCGCGCGCGACCAGACATCAAAACTTAACGCTGACTTCACGGAAGCCCGGAACGCTGCGCTGGGCCTTGATATTTACGAGTGGAGCGGCACAGGGGATGAGCGTGAACGGGACAGCCATTTAGTGCTGAACGGCATGCTTTGTAAATACTCCGACCCGACAGTCTATTCAGACGACGGCGGCAAGACCTGGAAGAAGCGATCAACCATCGGGGCATTTATCGGCAAACCTGGTGAAGATTACCAGTGCCGGTGCCTCGCTCTCCCTTACGTCTCATGGGATTAATTTATGAAGTGGAAACGAACACCGCAGGGGTACGTGATTACCACTGCGACGATAACCCGTGCCGGGCCGATTGAGTATTACGGCCACGAACTGGGGTTAACCGGCAGCGATGCCAACAAAAAAATCACCGTTATCCGCACCCTCGACGAACTGTCTAAACCCGAAACACTCGCTTCCTTCAACGGCCTCCCGTTCACCATTACTCACCCCGATGACGGGGAGGTGACCGCAGCAGACCATAAAGACAAGGCATCTGGTCACATTGCTAACACACGCATCGAAGGTGGTGAGGTGGTTTGCGACGTTTATCTGACTGATGCCGCAGCAATAGAGACGCTCGAGGAGACGGGGATACGTGAGGTTTCAGTGGGGTATGAGCCTGCGGAGCTGGTGGAGCGTGGCGGGAAATTTTACCACATCAATATTCGCGGCAATCACGTCGCGGGCGTGGCAGAGGGGCGTTACGGGCCTCAGTGTAAGTTAAACGACAAAAAAGGTAAGCCAATGTTCAAAACATTAACTGATGCCCTGCGTTTCCTGAAGGGCAAAAAACTCAAGGATGCGGAAGGCGCCGCGCTAACTCCTGATGAACTGGTCGGAATGATCGCCGCACTGGAAAAAGCTCTGGAGGATTTGAGTGTCCAGGGAACAGAAGAAGCGACGGCGCAGGCTCAGGAAGTGCTGGCGCAACTCGCAGACCTCAAGAAACAACTGGAAGGCATGACCGGGGCGCCGGTGACCACAGATGAAGATCCAGGTACTGCTGGTGGCGATGACAAGGACACTAAAATCGCTGCGCTTGAAACAGAAAACGCCGATCTAAAAGCGAAGATTAAGGCGCTGGAAGACGAGCTTGAGCAACTGAAATCTGGCAATGAAACCAGCACTACGCTTGCTGACGCAAAAGCCCGATTCCCGAAAGTTAATTTCAACGATGCCAAATCAGCGCGTGACGTTCGCGCCGCTGTTCTGGTGAACACTAAGGCATTTAACGATGCCCAGGTCAAAACAATGACCGACAGCGAAGTACGTGCGGCTTACGCAGCCATTCAGGCGACCTCTAAGCCGCGTAGTGAAATCGGTGCTCACCTGCTCAACGACTCCTCGAAACAAAGCACCAAAACCGCAACTCAACGCCTTGGGGGTAAATAATCATGGCATTTGGATTCACTGACTGGGACGGTGCCAGCGGCACCATTAAACCTGGTTCCATCAAACGCGCATCCAGCTCGAACGATAAGGTCTGGGGCGAAGAGAACCGCACCGAAATCGCGCTGCCATACGGCACGTTTGTCGCCGTCAATCCTGAGGGTGGCGTGATGCCACTGGCGGCAGGGGCACGCATCCACGGGATTGTGGTTCGTGACATTTATGGCGACGCCGCACCGCACAACAAGCAGGTAAACGTCGGACATTTTTCCCATGGTGACTGCGTGGGCGCGCTTACGGTTGAAGACGCTGATTTTGCCCGTGGCGACACGGCGTACATCGTGGCAACCGGGGCGGATGCCGGAAAGGTCACCAATGAGGCGGCCGGCAATATCGATCTGGGTTACTGGGTTGAAGACGTGAGCGCAGGCAACAACTGCGTTGCTATCACCCTGGGTTACGTACAACAAACGGCGGGAGTATAACCAATGCCAATGGAAGCCGCAGAATTTGAAGAAGTACTGCAGGAAGCGCTGACTGAGCGTGATATGCAGTTGCAGGAAAAAGCGCTGCCGGAAATCAATATCGGTGAAGCCATTCCGGTGAAAGAAGGCCTGGATTTCTCGCTGGAATATGTTGATTTCGGCGTGTCCGAAGTGGTGGGCTCGGTTAAAGACGGCATCATCGGCAATAAAACCAACAGCCTTAAAACCATCGATAGCGATATCGAATGGCTGAAAGCACCTGTTGCCCAGTGGGCTAAAGCAGCCACCTGGACACAGCAGGAGCTGGAAAAAATTGCCCGCCTCAACATTAACCTGCAGACGAAAAAACAGGATGATCTGTATGCCAACGCCCTCGCAACTATCCAGTATGCGGGCTACGTCGGTCACCAGGGGGTAAAAGGACAAGAGGGACTGTTGACGGGCAAGAGCGTCCAGTTAATTACTGACGCCAGCAACAAAACCATTGCGGACATGAGTTCTGACGAATTCGTTAAGCTGGTCCTGGATACCTATAACGTCGCATGGCGCAAATCCAGCTACCGCATTCAGCCAACGCACATCGCGATGGACGCCAGCGACTTTATGCTCGCTATGCAGAAATTCGATCCTAATCCGGTGATTGTCGGTACTGACCTGTTACCGATCGCTGCGATGGACCGCGTAATGGCGGCTCTGCGTAAAGCATCCGGCAACGAGTCATTCAACATTACCTGGGTGAAAATCCCCAGTAATTATGCAGTCGGCATTAAGGCAGGTAAAACCCGGATGGCGGTATACACCTACGAATCGGATTACGTGGAAATGGAAGTTCACATGCCGGAACTACTTGCCGTACGGCAGCGCGATCTGCTGACCTATGAGTGCGGATATCGCTCAGCCTTTGGTGGCGCTATGTGGAAACAGCCGCAGTCCGCTGTTTATGTCGATTACAAATCCTCACCAGCACTGCAGTAATCAAAGGGGGTAGCATGGAATTCAAAACACGTTACCCCGAATTTGCCAGCACCTCACCTGAACGCATCGCAGGCGCGCTACAGGATGCAGAAAACCAGATGAGCCGCAAAGTATGGAACAAGCTCTATGAGCAAGGGCTTCATGCTTTAGCGGCGCATTTGCTGTACACCTCCGGTGCGCTTAGCCCGTCAGGTAGTCATCATGGTAAGCCCACTCAGGCAATTATAAACCGCGCTGTCGCTGGTGTATCGGTGGGCTACTCTGCGCCGGACGCAGGTTTCGGCACAAACCATGGCGGCTTCGGATCCAGCAGTTACGGCCAGGAGTATTTACGGTTGCGTAAGCTGGTGGGCGTGCATGTACTGGCTATTCGGTAATGAACGGGAGTGATTTTTTATGACTCCTGAAGAAACGCTAAAAATCACCACTGAATACCTGAAGAACCTGGAAGCGATGAAAACGCATTACGTCGCCGTAGGGTTGCCGGCGGGAAAAGTGGGAAATAAAACCCACGATGACGGAACATCGATAATTGAGGTCGGGGCGGTTCACGAATTCGGTGCTGAAATCGATCACCCTGGCGGTACGGGTTATATGGCAACTGGTGGGAAAGCTACTTTTACCCGTAATTCGTTCATGGGGCCGGTCAGTGGCTTTACCGCAGCCCACAAGATAACCATTCCCGAACGTTCCTTTCTTCGCGCTCCCTTCACCCTAAAAAAGTCGGAAATTAACCGGGCAATTGAAAAGGCATGTGAAGCCGTAGGTTCCGGGCGAATGGATGCTGACACCGCTTTAAATTTGATAGGTGCGACGGCGCGAAATATCAGCGTGAAGGCCTTTGAGACCGCCGGGTATGGCACGTGGCCAGATATCACTGCTGCAACTAAAAAGGCAAAAGGATCGTCTGCGCCGTTAATCGATACAGGCGCCCTGCGCGGTGCCATAACGTGGGAGGTTCGTAAGTGAGCGATTTATCAGACCTTGATATGAGCGACGCGCTAATCGGCTGGGAGCGGCCCGTAAAACTCAAAACCAGAACTGAAACCACCATTGATTTTGAACCGACGGTAATCGTCACTAGCCAGGACATTCTCGCGGTGGTGCAGAGCGCCAACAAAGAAAACCTGACGATGGATAGCCTGGACTGGTCGAAAGAGTATTTGCTTATCCACGCACGGCTGAAAATCGAAACAGGCCAGTACATCGAAAAAGATGGACGGGACTATAAAGTCGTCTCGCCAGCGGATTATATGGACTACGGATTTTGCGCTGTTATTGCCGAGGAAACAAAACTTCCGCTACTGGTTCCAGCGCCATGATCCAGCCGCATCTTAAGGCTGTGGCGCGCTTTGTGCGCGATCTCCTGGGTTATGACGAGCAGCTTATTAAATTCGACCGCAGGAACATTCAGGCCTCCGATTTCTCAACCAGCTACATCGTTGTTAATGGCTCGCTCCCCCAGTCGGTTCTGGCGCGCGGACAACGATTCAACGGTGCAACGGAAGTGATGACATACACCGCCTCGGTGAGTCATTCGATTGTGCTCGAGTTCTGGGGGGACAATGCCGGGGCCAACGCAGAAGCCTTTCTGATGTTGAGTGAGAGCCAGCGCGCTAACGAACTACGGCGCATGCATACCCTGACTATCATGGCCGTTTCAAATATCACCGATGTCGGGCAACTACTCGGACAGTCCCACGGCAACCGCATTCACCTCAGCTTTAACGTTCAGTATGCGCCGGCGCACGACGTACAGACACTGCGCATCGACACGCCGGAATTTCAATTTTTAGAGGATAAGTAAATGCCTGCTTCAATCAACAACGTCATTAACGTGACTCTTCTGGAAGAAGGACGGGCGGCCGCGCGCGATAACATCAACGTCTGCGCCATTATGACCAGCCAGCCAGGGGTACTCAGTTCCGCCGAACGCTGGCGCTCCTATAAATCGTCGTCAGCGGTAGAGCAGGAATGGGGGGCGTCTTCGGTAACTGCGGCTTTTGCAAACGCATTTTTTGGAACAAGCCCAAACCCGGTATCAGCAGGCGGTACGCTGGTAATTGGCTACTGGAATGCAGCGGGCGACACGTTGCCAGCTACCGCCGGTAATCTGCGTGGCGCAGAAATATCGCAGGCCGCGATCCTTTCAGCATTACGCGGGCATGACGACTGGTCGTTCACCATCGAAATAGATGGCGTAGAGCTTGATGTGACAGGGATTGATGGCACGTCCGCGGCGACACTCACCGATGTTATTTCGCAGGTTCAGGCGTCTATCACCCCTGCCATTGCCTCGGTGGTATTTGATGGTACCCGTATCGTTATTACCAGTAAAACCACGGGCGCAGGATCATCAGTAGGATTCCCGGTAGCAGCGACAGAAGGTACGTTCATTGGCGATTTGCTGGCGATTGCCTCCGGATCTGGCGCCGTGAAAAATGACGGCGCCGCGCCCTTGCCAGTAGCCCCGGAAACACAGCTTGAAGCCGTCAGCCGCCTTAAGGCGCTTGTAAATGTTAAAGGGGTTGCTTTCATCGACAAAATTCTCGATGCGCAGGTTCCGTTAATTGCTTCATGGGCTAAAGCGAATGCAGTGATCGTCTATGAGACGTTTACCGGTGCCGCAGCTCTGGAGGTTGACCCGACTAACCCAGCGTGGGCGGTAACACTCGCCAGCCAGAGCAATTTCCGCTTGCTCTACAGCAAGGCTGGTAACCGGAAATTCGGCGTCAGTTATATGGCTCGAACGCACACCGTTAATTTTAATGGCGAACGCACGGCCATCACGCTGCATCTGAAAACGATGAATGTCCCGGCTGAGGATTACAGTCAGCCGGAAATCGACAAGGCAAAGCGCGTGGGCCTGGACATTTACACCACGATAAAAGATGTACCGTGCGTTCTGTCCAGCGGCGCGAATGATTTTGTGGATAACGTTTATAACCTCATGGCCTATGTGGACGCGGTGCAGACCGACTCTTTCAATCTGCTGAAAACCACGCCCACCAAGGTGCCGCAGACCTACTACGGTGTTGACCAGCTTGAAGATTGCGTGGAGAAAACCACTCGCGGGTTTGTGCGTGCCGGCGTCTTTAATCCCGGCACCTGGACGCTCCCGGATTTCTTCGGCGATCGCGATATGTTCCTGCGCAATATCGAACAGAACGGATTTTACGTCCTGGCGGGTGACCTGAAAGACCAGTCAACCGCAGACCGCCAGGAGCGTAAGTCTCCGGTGCTGCAAACAGCTGTTAAGAATGCCGGCGCCGTGCACAGCGAAGACATCATTATTAACTTTAACAAGTAAGGAGCGGTAAATGTCCCAGATTGTTATCAGCGCAGATACCGCCACTATCGTGCTTAACGGGCGAATCATTACGGATATCACAGCGGGGGATTATGTCACGCTGACGCCATCAAATGCGTTAACCAGCCGCGCCAACAGTGCCCAGAATGGCGTGACCATTTCCCGGCGCGTGGATGCGGGCGTGCATGTGATGGTGATACGCGTCCAGAAGTTTTCGAACGATGATGTGTGGCTTAACCAGCAGCGTAACGCGGCTATTCCGGTAATTCTCAACGGTTCTATTAAAGAGTCGTTTGTGCGGGATGGTGCAGCGCTGAAGGAAACCTATGATCTACAGGCTGGCTCTTTCACTACTCAGCCGACCCAGACCAAAAACAACCAGGACGCTAACGCACTCATGGAATACACCATTGAGTATCGCAACGTCGTGCGTAACGTATAGGGATAATCATGGCTAAAGAACAACAGAATAAAGAGCAACAGGAAAAAGCGCTTGCGATGATCAAGGCCGTATACAACGACGGCTTTGCAGAAATTAACGGCAACCGCTACGACTTCGCTGCAATGACACACAAAAAACGCCGTAAAGTTTTCGCGTTTTTTACCAGCATTGCAGGTGAGCTTACGCATCAGTCCATGGCGTTTCTGGATACCGATCGTTTTGATGAAATTGAACGCCTGATGTTTGATTACGTGCTGTATGACGGCGTGCAGTTGTCAAAGCAGCCGGAGCACTTCGAATCTTTCCCCGGTGATTACATCATGCTAATCACAACCGCGCTTCAGGTTATCAGCCTGCCTTTTATGGGCGGGAGCACTATGAACTCGAATTCAGAAGCTCCAGACGTCAAGAAATTTACGTTAAGTCCTCGAACATAAGCGACGACATGAGCATGTATCTGGCGCTGGCAAAGGCCGGGTACGGGCCTTATCACGAACTTATCAAATTAGACACACCAGAGCTGTTTGACATGCTTGAGTTCGAGAATATCAGCGCGGATATCCAGCATCACGAAGCGGAGAAAGCCCGTAATGGCAATAGTTAACGAGCTTATTACCAAATTCGGTTTTATCGGTAATCTGGCACCACAGGAAACCTTCAACGCCAACCTGAAGGCATCCATTGGACTGCTCGCCAGCATGGGCGCTGCGATCGTTGGTTCTGCCGCAGGAATTGCGGGATGGGTAACCTCTGTCAGTGACTCGGTTGATCAGTTGGTTCAGTTCAGTCGTGAAACAGGCGTCGCAATTGAAACCATCCAGACCCTGGGTTATGCCGCATCTGTTAACGGTTCAAGCGTTGAATCGCTGCAGGGTTCACTGGCTGAAATGACCAAGCGCGTCGGAGAATTTGTCTCTACAGGAGAAGGGGAGGCAAAAGACGTCGTCGGGCGGCTTGGCCTTAAGTTCAAGGATTTGAACGGGCATGTTAAATCATCCGACGTAATATTTCGGGATCTGGCAGACAAGCTGCACGGCATGAGCCAGGCTGAGAAGTTTTCCGTTCTGGACAAGATGGGTATCGACCGCTCTATGGTGCAGTTGTTATCCATGACGGGTGCGGAAATTGCTTCGTTGCAGAACAAGGCCGAGGCGCTTGGTATTGTTACACAGGACCAGGCCAATCAGTTTGCCGACTATAACGATTCGCTGACAACGCTGGGCAAAGGTTTTGAGGGTATAAAATTTCAGGTAGCCGTTGGGTTTGTGCCTGTGCTGAAAGATCTGGTGGACGGGTTTACCGACTTTCTCATTGCTAATAAAGACCTAATCAAAAACGGCTTAGCGCACCTGGGCGAAATTATATTTTCAGTTATGGGAATGATTCGTCGTTTCCTGCCAATCGTCACAGCTATCACGATTGCGTTTGCCGCCTGGTGGCTTATTACCGGTGGGCTGGCTACGGTAATGGGCGTATTACTGTCTCCTGTAGTCCTCGTCACCGCTGCAATTCTGGGCGTTATCCTCGTCATTGATGACCTGCTTACAGCAATGGAGGGCGGGCAGAGTGTTATCGCAGAATTTTTCAGAGATAACTGGGGCATCGATATAGTGCCCGGCTTACTGGCGATTAAAGACGCGGTACTTGTGGTGGTTGATTTCATTATCGACTCATTCATGGTCGGCATAAAAAATATTAAGCTGATGTTCACTGCGCTCTGGAAGCTTCTAACCGGCGACTTTGAGGGGGCGTGGAAGGACGTCTTAAAAATATTCGATAACAGTATTGAGCTGATGAAAAAACCGTTCAATGCCTTTATTGATTGGGCAAAAAATCTCTTCGCCGGGCTTGGTGACTATATCGGCAATGTCATTAACAACGCTGCTTCAAATGCCTGGAATGCGACAAAGTCTTTCTTCGGGTTAGGTGATGATGAACAGCAGCAGGGTGTATCCGGTGGCGGTAACGGCGGAATGAGTCCTGATGGTATTCCTTATGGTATGAATGCGGCGGTAGGCCTCGGCGGTGGTACTCCTTCTTACAACAACTCGTTCAGCTCAAATCAGCAGATTTATGTAACGGCTCCAGATGCTGTTGCAGCGGGGAATGCCGTTGTTGACAGCAGTCAGCAACAACAGCGGGAAGCAAGGCGTTACTTTGATCGGGGAGGTCAATAATGGGAATACTTGACGGCCTCATGCAGGCGCAATCTTCGGGCAAAGATACGGTTAAGAAAGTGGGTATCGGCGGCTTCTCAATGTTCGCTCGTGTCAACGATTCCACGGCGTACCCTTCAGATGTTCCCGTAGACGTGCTGGAGGATGGTAGCAACGCGTCTGACGATATCATCAATGGCCCGCTTACGATAAAAATCAGCGGTGTTGTTGCTGATATTTATGTCGATGCAAAACCAAACACCGCATTTTCAATTTTGCCGGATTATTCAAAATATGGCGAGGTGCTGGAGTACATTCCTAAAAAGACTCAGCAGCAGTTGCAGAAAATTAATGAGATTGCCGACCGCGCAGAACAGGCCATCCTAAAGGCAAAACGCCTTGCTGATAAAGGTGCCGACCTATTCGGGCTGGTCGGCAACCCGTCAACAGGTGGGGCAAAAGGTATCAGAGAGCAATTTATTGATTTCATTGAGGGGGTGTACTACGGCAAGCAGCTTATTTCCGTGGAGGTGGATTATCGCACCCATGAAAATATGGCGTTAAGCGGTCTGACCATCAGCACCGATAATCAGACTCTGGAAACAAAGTTTGAAGCCAGCTTTACAAAAATCACCTTTACCCAGCTAACAACCACGCCGATTGAGCGACACTTCAAATCGCCATCAGCAGCCGCGAAATCTAAAACGGCGGGCGTGGCGAATAAGGGCGCGCAGACGCCGGCGGACAACACAAAGTCCAGGCAGGAAAAATCTAGCTTGAAAGCAACAGTCGATGCTGTGAAATCGCTTTATGGGAGGTAGTCTTTGGATCTTATAACAAACATCACAGATGAGCCCATCCAGCGACATATCCTGCTTTTTGACCGTGGTGAGGCTGTAATTACCCTTCGTCACCTCCCCACGGTTGAAATGTGGAAAATGCGCGTGGAGTACAACGGCGATCACATCGACGGCGTAAAACTGTCGCTGGGTACGCTACATTTTCGGCACAAAAACTGGCCGTTCGATATTGCGTTGCTTTGCACTGATAACTCCGGCCTTGACCCATATCGTGCTGATGACTTCGCCAGTGGTCGCATTGAAATGTACCTGATCACACCGGAAGAAATGTCTGAGATACGCGGGGGAGATGTGTCTTAATGGAAACCTTTTATCGTGACTATCGGCTGACGGTAGGAATCGGCAATCAGGCTGTGATTATTCAGCCGCCAATAACCATATCTTTCAAGGCACTCGAATCGGTCAACAAAAAATCCCTGGGCAAGCTGAGCGTGTCCGTCAACGGGTTAAAGCCTTCTACGCGCCTGCAACTGGTCAAGGCTGAGGACGAAGCGAAGTATATTCCGGTAAGGCTGGAGGTCGGTTATAACGGCAGGTTGCGACAGGTATTTCAGGGATCGGTTAAAAGTGGAGCAGTAAAACGTGAGGGGCCGATTCATATAGTCAGCCTGGAATGTGAGGATGGTGGACACGATTATATCAACGCCTTCACATCGCGTACGGTACGCGGGAAAAATCAGGTCGTCGACTCCGTTCTTCAGGACATGCCAAACACGAAAAAAGGTTCGGTGACGAAGCAGCAGGCGCTTATCAGGCCGAAGGTTCTGGTGGGTAGTTCCAGTAAAATCATTAGTGACATGCTGGCGCCGGATGAAGATTTTTTTATCAAAGATGAACGCCTCCATATCCTGAAAAGCCATGAGGTAACTTCGGGCAATATCCCGGTTGTGAATGCGCGTAGCGGCCTGCTAAATACGCCTCAGGCTACGAAGATTAGCGCGCAGGATGACGGCGGGAAAAAGGCCAAAAAGCCGACCAATGAGCCTGATACGGATCCGGCTGGCAAAAAAGACACCGACTCGAGCACTTTAGCCAAATCATCAAAAGGGCAGATTGTATTCGATACAAAACTGAATCCAATGCTGGTAATCGGCGGTCTTTGCGCAGTTGAGAGTGTAACGAACCCCGCGTTAAACGGGGTTTATAAGATATACCAGATTGAAACCAGCGGGCAGAATAACGGGGCGGCCTGGTATCAGAAGGTTGTCTGCCAGCCTGCTGTGAATTACAGAGTAGTCAAATGACTATTTCATATCTAGGCAAATGGTTGCGACATAATCTGCCGCCGCTGAAAGTAATATTGCATCGAAATCCGTGTTTCCACTAGATCCCTCCGGCGACAAAGATTTTTCGTGAGCGATAAAGTCACGCTTTATTTTCAGGCAAGATTTTTTCTCTTTGAGTCCGTCTCTCACAAATCCTCGAAGATTTTTTTCAGTTTGAGGAAGCGATGCAATCACTTTGTTTTTATTTTCTTCTGTCGTATCCAGAGATTGTATGGCTTGTGTCATTTCGCTTTCAAATTTTGTTTTAGCGATGTCTGCATAAGGCCCGGCGGCTGCTGGGAAAGATGCCAGAAAAATGCATGAGAGGATTATTTTTTTCATGTGCATGCCATTAACCTTCTTTATTTTGCAATTTGAGTAGGGGTTCTTGAGGCTAAGTTGATATTTACTTATTAGTTTGACCTGAAGCTTGCTGCGTAACTTCTGGTTTATTACCTTCTGCGGAATGTTTTTGTGAAAGCCAGCCCAGAGCAATAACAATTACGACTATTAAAAATATTTTTTCGCCAGTAGATAACCTCACTTTTCCACCGGCGTCTTTGAATGCCTTTTTTTCCTCTATGGAAAGTTTCCTAAACTGTTTGTTTGTTAAAACCAGCGTTAATGGTGGTGGTGTTGGCGTTTCATTCGGATCGTTGTCGAATTGCGTTGAGTTGGCAAAGAAACCAAGCCGCTCTGGGGTCTCCCCTGACTCACTATCACCAGGTTTAGATGAGGTCTCTTTGTGCCCGGGCAGTAGATTACCAGTCGTGTAAGACAATCCAGAGCCAGGGATTCCAGCCGTTGCCTTTACACCATTCTTTCCGATGTTTAGCGATGCTCCACGCTTACCGATTGTTGCACTGGTGATCCCGCTCTTCCCGATGTTAATTGAAATACCGGGAGCAATTTTTATGCGCTTTCTGAACTTAAATCCCATGAGTGACTTTCCTTATATCTAAACGATGCCGTAGGTTCACTTGATAACGACCGTGTAGCGTTCAGCGATCTTTTGGCCTTGCAGGACATCATTAAACCTCGCTTCGGCGGTTTTTTTTATAGGCGTAGCACATGACCGAAGAACTTCACGACACTATCAGTCTGGGCGTCGATTTCGCGCTGGCTGATGTGCATACCATTGTTGTCGCAAAAATCACTGCCGTAAACGATAAAACTATAAGTTGTGTACCAGTTATTAACCGGGTTGTGAAAGGGGACAGCAAACAGCTGCCTGAGTTTATCGAAGTGCCACCGGTGATATTGCAGGGCGGCAATAGTTATATTGCAGAACCAATCTCGGCAGGCGATTACTGTCTCGTTCTCATCTCTGAACGTTGCTACGACACATGGTATGCCGGTAGCGACTTCGTATCCCCTCTTGAGATGCGCATGCACGACTATTCTGACGGGTTTGCGTTATGTGGGGTAAATCCTCAGGCCACCTCTATCAGCATCCCTTCCAAACGCCGGATGATTCAGGGCGATACTGACCACATCGGATCGATGTATCTCACCGGAGATATTGAGCAGGATGGAGGAAAGACAACTCTTGAAGAGTGCGAGGTGCGCGGACAGATGAAGTACGGAACTCTTCAGACTGCCGGTAAGAATGGGGTAACGGGTCAGTTCAGAAGTGACGACGGCAAAACAATCACAGTTACTAACGGCATCATAACGGGGATCTTATGATTGTTTCAGCACTGGATAATAATGATGACTGGGGATTTGGTCGCGGGCGGGCAAATTATATTACCGGCGGTGCGGCCATTGCCCAAAAAAACAAATGTCGGGTCCGTTCTTTTAAAAATGATAACCCACTAAATATGGATGACAACATCGACTGGTTATACCTGCTGTCGGAGAAAAACACCGAGCAGGAAATACTGCGTGAGATCGAGCGAGTAACGCTTTCTACGGACGGGGTGATACGCATTATTAGCCTGTCGATGGAGGTTAACAAATCCACCAGGGTGCAGAAAATCGAACTGCGTATTGAAACCGTATTCGATGAACAGACGATTATATTCCCTGTCAGCGGAGCGTTAAAAAATGGCATTACAGTTTAACGACAAGGGTCTGGAAATAAATACCTTCCGGGATTTGTTTCAGCTGCTGAGTGATGGCTACAAAGGGATTTATGGGCAAGATATTGATTTAGACCAGGAGTCTCCCGACGGTCAACGTGTGGCAATCGAAGCGCAGGCGCGAGCGGATATTGAAGCGGCACTCCAGTGGCTTTATTCGCAGATGGATCCTGATTTCAATACCGGGGATATGCAGCAGATTATAGCCAAGTTACATGGTCTTTACCTGCGCCCCGGCTCGCGCTCTCAGCGGGATCTGAAAGTCACAACCGACAGGCCAGTTCTTCTATACAACGGTTACCGAATTCGTGACCAGGCCAACCAGGTGTGGTTCATAAAGCAGGATGTAACTGTGCCTTCCGGTACGACTATAGTCACTTTCTTTGCGCAGAACTTCGGGAAAGTGACCGGGTTGGTTACTGACTCGTTTACGCAACTGACTCCTGAGCCGGGAATTCTGAATATCGTTGCTGATGCTCCTGCTGTCGTTGGCAGGGATGAAGAAACGCCGGAACAGTTTCGCCAGCGCCGGAATCGCTCGCTTGAGAATCCGGCCACAGGCAGCACGGGTGCAATATTCGCTAAGGTCGCACAGCTACCCGGCGTTACGGACCTGAATATTGATGAGAACGACACAAAAATAGACGATGAAGTTACTGGCATTCCTGCTAACTCAATCTGGCTTGTTGTAGAAGGTGGGGCAATATCAGAAATTGTCGAGATTATGGTAAAGCAGAAGGGAGGGGGAACGGGAACAAAAGGGGGAATTACCGGGCGCTACGTTGAAACTGTTGTACGTCCTGATGGTTCGACACTGCAGATAGTGCATGATCTTCACTTAGATCGCCCGGTCTATAAACCTCTGCACATCAAGCTTAAAGCTAAGCGAAAGGTCACCAGCGAACCTGTCGATACTGACACCCTGAAAGAAGCACTGGCAAAGCGTGTAATGCATATCGGGGAAAGTATTGATGCCAACGAGTTTTATGAAAATGGCTACAGCGTTGGTCGGGTTAATTTCGTGTTAACTAACCTACAGATAAGTGAAGATGGTGTGAGCTTCACTGATGGCGAACTTTCTCCTGGCTTTCAGGGAAAGTTTACGCTTGATGTAATGAATATCGCCATCGACGAGGTGATCCCGTGAATGACGATATCATTAACCGTTACACACTGATGCTCATTAAGCAGTATTGGGAGAAGCCCAAAGCGAAGGCCGAAATAAAGGCCATGTTGGCACAGTGGCAGATAATCGCCGACTTTATACGAAACCCGGCTAATTTTGACCTAGACAGCGTTACCGGGTACCGGCTCGACGTGATAGGTCGCATTGTTGGATTGCCCCGCAGCGTCCCGGAGGTACTGGCTAAAGTTTTTTTCGGGTTTATGGGGCACCTCAATTCAGCGGGCTTTGGCAGTAAATCAAACGCAGGATACTCTGGCGCGCCGTTCTTCAGCAAATTCGCGCCAGCCTACGGACCCTATCAGCTGGGCGATAATGAGTACCGACGATTCCTACGAGTAAAAATAGCGAGGAACGCAGCATCGGCAACCATCGCGTCTGAAGATCGTGTGAGCCTTCAGGATGTTATACAGGCGGCGTTTAACGGCAGGGCGTATGTCACTGACCGTCAGGATATGACGCTCGCACTTAACGTTTCTCCGCAGGTAGCTGTGGACGAGTTGCGGCTGATTGTCAGGCTCGGTCTGCTGCCGAAGCCGGCAGGTGTCCGCTACGAATATTTCTATCAGGTGACTCCCGGCATGACCTTCGGTTTCTCACGAAACCCGGACGCCAGAGGATTCGCCAGCAAATTTAATACCGCCTATCAGGGCGGTTTTTTTTCGAGGAAAATTCATGTCTAAGATTGAGAGATATGCAGGGAATCTTCGCGCATTTGGTTCTAATGCTCAGGGTCTGGAGAGAACGCTGTTTGGTGAGACAGCACAGGCAGATGACCTTACATCTCAGGTAACAGCTGCATTTCTGAGAGGTTGGGGCATCGTCGGGCCATCAGAGAACCCATCACTGGAAGACTTTAACGCTGCAATGTATGCAATGAGTCAATTTATTGCTTACCAGCATCAGATGGGCATCCCTGAATGGGACGCTGCCCAGGAGTATTACACAGGTTCTCTTTGTGTTCGTGGCGGTGAGACATATTCTTCTCTCTCCGACGATAACATTGGCAGTGCGCCACCATCAGCAAAATGGACTCCTGTATTAACGTCAAAAAATGGTCTCGCAAACCTTGGTTTAGGAGAAATAAAACTTGCTGGTGTAATAGGTGGATTGATTGCAGGTAGTGGGCATGTTGATTTTCCGGTCATCATCAACGGAGTTAAAAAGACCTTAATCCTGCAATGGGGATCATTCGGTAATGATGCGACTGGGGATTCAACCGTTTCATTTCCGATACCGTTTCCTAATGCTGTTCGCCAGGTTTTTACCAGTGCAGCCGTTAGCGGAACAGGGGCTTTCGCCGGTTATAACTCCATAACAAAGTCGGGGTTTAAAGGCAATTTATGGGCCTCCTTAAATCAACGTCAGTCAGGAAGTGTCAGTTATTTAGCTCTTGGGGAATGATTATGAGTTATTTATTTTCTGCCAGTGAAAACGCGTTTTACCCGACTTCGCTTAAGCAACTGTATGTTGATGCCGGCACCTGGCCCGAGGATGGGGAAGATGTGAGTGACGAAATGTTTTTGATTTACTCCGCTATGCCACCACCTAATAAAATTCGTGGAGTTATCAAAGGAATGCCAGCATGGGTTGATCCGCCTCCGCTCTCTACGCAAGAAATTATAGAACAGGCGGAACAGCAGAAAGCTGCGCTAAGAGCCGCTGCAGATGCTGAAATCGACTGGCGTCAGGACGCCGTAGACGCAGGGATAGCGACGGAGGAAGAAACCGCCGCGTTGTCTGAATGGAGAAAGTACCGGGTACTGTTAATGCGTGCTGATACTTTAAAACCTGTCTGGCCTACGCCTCCGGGGGAACAGGCCAGTTGATAACCGGCGCGGTGCTGGTATCTGTTGCTGTCACTGCGTCGATATAATCCACCCAGGCATTCAAGCTGATGGATTCCGCATCCGTCAGCTTGCGCCCCATCAGCAGCTTTGTCTGCCAGACGACAATTCTGTTGGTTGCTGCATCAATACGGCCGCGTTTAACGGTTTCAGCCTCTGCGACTGATTCATCGTGAGATTTTACCGGCTCTTGAACAGCCGGAGCCGTAAAGGTGCCATCAGCATATAACCAGCCAATCCCAACACCTTTAGCCGCCGGTATGGCGACGCCATTATCAGGCGCCCATTCTGATTCACCATCCCACAAGACGACGTTTACGACTGTGTTATTTTTAATTACAGCGTATGTTTTACTCATCGCATCACCACTCTATCATCACAAGACCAGGCGCACCGTTACCGCCGTTTCCGCCTTTACCACTCAGAGGACCCTGCCCATATTTGCCGCCACCAGAACCGCCACCAGAACCGTAGCCATGCGCGTCAGAACCATCAACACCATGGTCGGTGCCTGCGCGGCCACCACCGCCACCGTTACCAAACGGTGAGGATGCTCCTGGTGCACCGTTTCCAGATCCGACGGTTAAACTTCCATCACCGCCACATGAACCGGATGGATAGCCTTCGCCACCTCCTCCACCTGGTGATGTGGATGTACCATTAGCGGCATTAAAGCCAGGCTTGCCGCCTTTTAATGTCAGAAACGACCCAACCGTGGTATCCCCGCCCGCTGTTGGTTTGCTACCTGTAGCAGTGGAACCTAATGAACCGATACCCCCCGCTCCGATAGTGATAACGATATCGAGCGATACACCTGCCTGCTTAGTGAATTTACGGCGGATTACTGATTCGCCTGCTGCGCCGCTGCCGCCCCCACCACCGTAATAGTTATTATCTCCCCCACCTCCAGCACCGCCACCACCACCCCCGGCGCAGCCGCTCACGTAGTATTCAGTAACCCACGCCGGGATAGTGATTGTTTGCGATGAAGTGGCAACAGCAAAACGCGCTTCTTTTAAACCAACGTTAATTAGGGAGCAGGTATAACAGGCCATTCGATTTTAGATGCTCTGGAGGTGTCTACCCGCATCAACATGACCCGGTATTTTTTCCATTCAGCCAGTTTTTCTGTTTCTTCATCCGTGGCAATGTCAGCATCAACTGCGTCCTGGCGCCATGAGATTTCAGATTCGGCTCTTGTTCGTAAAACACTTCGCTGATATTCAGCCTGTGCAACCAGGCTTTCATGGGTGGCTTCTGGCACATCAACCCAACACGGCAACCCATCGCCACCTGCGGCTCGTACTTTCCCTACAGGCGCTGGACTGTCGAAAAACTCTGCGGCAATGTCATCGCTGATATCGATCATGTCGTCAGGCAAAGCACCCTGGTCGGTATAGAACGGAAGCAGTGAAATCAGATAGCGCAGATTTTGCGTCGGACTGTATTTATATTGATTCATCATATTTTTCCTTCCGCCATCCATGAGACTGCTCGTGGAACCCTGACTCCGTTGGCGTTCATACAAACCA